TAAAAATTCAGTTGTTAATTGACCATCTTTATTTAAATTTAATAGGTTCTCAAACGAGAGAGTCCCGTCAGACCTTAGTGTCAGTAGGTTTTCATATACTATTTGAGCGTCATTATTAACTACTAATATTTTTTCATTTACTATCAAGCCATCTGATATAAGCGTTAGAAGATTTTCAAAAACAGCGGTAAAATCATTTTGAGCAGATAGTAAAAATTCAGTTGTTAATTCACCATCTTTATTTAAATTTAAGAGGTTCTCAAACGAGAGAGTTCCATCTGACCTTAGTGTCAGCAAGTTTTCATATACTATTTGAGCATCACTATTTATACATATTGTATTTTCATTTACTATTAAACCATCTGATATAAGTGTTAGAAGATTTTCAAAAACAGCGGTCATATCAGAATTAATTGTAGTAACTACATTTGTTTGACCTAGTATTTTTCTTTGTGTATTAATTATAGAGAAAGACGGGTCGAATAACCCGTAAACTTCCGCTTGTGACAATGCTCTATTATATAATCTTATATCATCAATAATACCAGAATAAAAATTAACTCTATCAGAACGACAACCTATAGTATATGATAAACCTGCTGAAGTATTTGGATTTGAAGCTGTAGTTGTAGTAGCATCCAATTGTCCATTAACATATAAATTAATAGTCCATGCCCCGTCTGGCCCAAAAGAACCAGCTCTTACAAGAGAAACATGATACCAATTTCCAGAACTTAATGTAGTGCTACCAGTTAATATTACAGCCCCACTCCATACTGCACTTAATTTTCCGCTTGTTCTTCCAATTTCAAATTGAATATGTCCATTATTTCCTCCTCCGCTAAATATAGTACGTGTAGTCGTTACATCATTACATTTTATCCAACATGCAATACTAGCTGTTGAAGAGGCATTAATTGAAGAACCGATATCAATATAGTCATTTGTACCATCAAAAAATACAGCATCTCGTTTATTATCCTGACCTAATGTCCAATAAGCTCCAGATGTTAATATTCCATGATTTGCATATCCGCTTCTATCTAACCATCTACCTTGAGCACCAGTAGTCCAATGTCCAAGTAAACCATTTTTAAATCGATTATCTAAATTAACATTATCAAACACACGTGGATTATTAGGCTTTTTTACATAACATATATTTTTTTGTACTACTGGAATATTAGCGTAAACAATAGTCTTTTTAGAAGGAGGAACAACATCAAAATGTTTGCCAGCTAACAAACTTATTTCAGCACCAGACAAAGCTCGATTATAAATACGAATATCGTCCATAGCACAATCAGCAGCCTCACCAGCGAATGCACTGCCACCAATTTGATTATGAGTATTGCCGCTAAAACCAGAGCCGCCTCCTCCAGATGGTGCGTAATATACTCCATCAACATATACAGCCCAATCAGAAGATGATGCTGTTGTAGGATTAGTAAAACAAACTAAAGTCCAATGTCTCCATATACCAATAGAACTTGTTCTAGTAGGCGTTCCAGCAGCAACAAAATAACTACCACCAGATTGACCAATCCAAGCGAAATTTCCATATCCAGAAAATTCAGTTCTAAATGCTAAAAATTCTCTAGTAGAACCATTTATTTTAAGATTAAATCTATCATTAAATGTTAAAGATGTAGAAGTAACTTTTTCCCACCAACAAATTGTACATGGAGATGAAGCGGAAAGCATGTAGTTACTACCAATATCAATATAATCATCACTAGCATCAAAAAGCAAACAGTTTCTTAATCCATCAGAACCTAAAGTCCATTTTGGACCATTAGTCAATTTACCGTGATTACCATATCCACTTCTATCTTGCCAAATATTTCCAGGAGGACAATCAGTCCAGTGACCAATCAATCCAGCTCTAAGTCTTGGGTCGGTATTGACGGAATCAAAAGCATTACCAAAACTTTTTCTAATACATCCACCACGAGCAATTGATGTTCTTGTTGGTGGTTTATATGTTTTGACTCTTCTTTTTGTTGTTATAAAAGATTCAGAAGGAGAGGATAAAATAGACACTTCTGCTTGAGATAATGCTCGATTATAAATTCTTACATCACTAATAATACCACCAGCAAATCTAGATGAATGTCCAAGACCAGCCCCAATATCACAACTTAATTGTGACCCTGGAGATACACTAGATGTTCCAGAAGAATCCGCTACACCATTAATATATAAAACCCAATTATAATTTGTTCCATTAAAGAAACGTGTAAATCCAATATGGGTCCATGTATTTATAGATATAGAGTTAGAAGCTGTAGCAATTAAACTATTTCCCCAAGTTATTTCTACTTTTCCAGCAGTTCGTCCTATTTGTAGTTCATATTGTCCACCAGACCATGATGTTGATTGTGACACTATTCCTTGTAAAGATGAAACTGATGATAAATTTACTAAAGCAAATACAGATATATCTGACGCTAAATTTAGTGATGATGGAGAGCCTAGCGAAACATAATCATTTACACCATCAAAAAAAACCGCGTCATTTTTACCATCTCTTCCAAGAGTCCATAATGAGCCATTTGTTAACGCCCCATGATTGCCGTATCCGCTTTTATCAAACCATGTGTTGCCGCTTCCACCTCCAACCCAATGTCCAACCAACCCCGCCTTCACACGCGAGTCAGATTGACACGAATCAAAAACTCTGGATGAAGGTACTCGGAATAACATTGGTCGTCCTTAATAAAGAAAAAGAAAGGAAGGAATGGAATTAGTGGGCGAAAAACGTATTTTCTGGAATTTGGAAAATTTTTTAGAAAGTCCTTGTCAAAACTGGTTGACCGGGGTTATACTTGTGTGCTTCTCCCCCCGCCGAAGGTAAGATGATACTATGAAGTCTAATACGATGATAATAGCTACACAGAGGGGCTTCTATGCGATTATCAACGTTGAAACTGTTTAACAAAATTTATTAAAGGAATTTTATGCCAGCTCTTAAAGATATTACAGGTCAAAAATTTACAAGATTAATGGTTATTTCAAAAGTCAGTATTTTACAAAAATCTAGCAATAAATTAATTGTTCACTGGTTGTGTATTTGCGATTGTGGTAATTATGTTACAGTAAATTCTGCAAATCTGAGAAGAGGTTTTACAAAAAGTTGTGGATGTTTAAAAATGGAAGTTAACAAACAAGCTCCAATTAAACATGGTAAAAGACACACGAAAGAATATAATATTTGGGCAGGCATTAAACAAAGATGCAGGAATCAGAATTCATTAGCATACAAATATTATGGTGCCAGAGGTATCAATATCTGCGATAGATGGTTTGATTCATTTGAAAATTTTTATACTGATATGGGTGATTGTCCATCTAAATTACACTCTATAGAACGTGTAGATAATAATTTAGGATACTATAAAGAAAACTGTGTATGGGCAACATGCGAAGAACAAGCAAACAATAAAAGAAATACAAGAATTTTGGAATATAATGGTAAAAAATATGGAATATTAAAATGGGCTAGAGAAACTGGATTAACAAGGGGAATTATTGAAAGGCGTCTCGCAAAAGGATGGACAGTAGCTCAAACATTGGAAACGCCAAAACATATTAAAAAACTTAAGTAACAGTGTTAAATGTCCCTGTAACGTAAATAGCTTGATTAGCAGATGTTGCATTTAAATTCACCGCTGTTGAATGGACAACAAATACCTGAAACTTCTTGGGCAACACACCACCAAACAACGCAGCAACAGAAATAGGACCAAAATAATATGCTTGGTCAGAAGTTGAACCGGTTGCCATTACAGCAGCTAATTTGCATACAGAATCACGAGTACCAGCACTACTAACTGTTTTTCCAGCATTAGTTCCGTCGAAGACATCGGGATATGTACTATCTTCCATTAGTCCAACAACATATACACGAATTTCACGACCATTAGTTGGTGTAGTTCCAGTAGTAATTTTGCCAGCTAGAAGATAATCTAAATAAAGTAAGGTTGTATTATCAACAACGTTAGAGGCACGACCAGTTAAAAAGTTTGTATCGCTCGCAAGAGCGGCTAGAGTAATAGTTAGTGCTGATGAGGCGGCATAAGCCATATTCACATTAGCCATTTATTTATCCTCCTCTTACGTCATTAAAGACAGTAGTAAAATCTTCTAGTTCAATAATATTAGGCATATTTGGTACGTCTCGAAAGACAGTAAAAAATCTCGCTGGTGATTCAGTTCTTGTCTCTACACTTTCAGTCCTCTGTAATAGAGTTTGTAGTTGTACTACTTCCTCTTGAGTTACTATTCCTCCCTTAAGAAATAAGGTTAACCACAAGGTAATCCCAGCAATATCAAGTGCAAGTAATTTATCTCTTAAGTCTGTCAAATTAGGATTAACAGCCAACTTAGCGCAAGTCTCTGAACTAAAAACATTAAGAGATTCAGTAATAGTTGGGGGTTTTTGTATAGTAGTTGTAGTAGTAGTGATTTGAGTATCATGTAAAATATGATAAGCCTCATCTACAGTTTTTCCATTATAGATAGAATTTCTTAACTCATCTCGTAGTATAGCTGTTTGAACATTATTTAACATTTCTTTCCCTTTTTAATTAAGTTGTTTAATACCAAAAGATTATACCCTGTAATATACCCTAAAATGAAAAAACCCCCGAAGGTTATTCGAGGGTTCTAAAGAGAGAATCTTAAAACTAAGATTAGAATGAGAGAGCTACAACACGTCGTGTATCGAGTACACCGAAACCGTAATTAGCCCAACCATAGATGCCCATTCGGCGGGCACGATGCTGAGTCATATCGGTAAAGGTTTGGACTTCCTGAGCGATTGGCATAATGAAGCTATCGCGATTCAAGAGGTCAAGACCGATTGCTAGTTCAGTGTCAGAAGCCTGCAATGAAGCTCCTAGCTGTTCTAGATAGAAGGTCTGATAAATCTGACCAACGCCGAATTCGTCAAATTCGTGAATATTGACATCAAAGACTCGTGTTAGAGTGCTGGACCCATCAGATGCCATGTAAATAGCATTTCGTGAGTAGTCATCCAACTGGTCAATACCCCAGTTACGAATGTTTTCACCCATTTCGGGAGAACCGAAAACATCGGTCAATTTAGCACGCTTGAGGCTTGCAGAGTTACCACCACCGTTTCGGCGAACAACAATCTTAGCTAGAGAGATAAGACGTTTGGTGAACTGACCAGCATTAGCGTCAGCATCATAAACCATAACGTTACGGTCAGCAGCAGCAGTGATAATAGCGGACCAACCATCGTCGTTCATTTTCTTGACGAAACCAGCTTGATAGATTTCGTTGACGCGAGATAGAACGGGATAGGTAACATTTTCCATAAACTTTAAGTCCCAGTCTACAGAGCTTTGGACTCGGTAAGTAGGAACACGAACATAGTCGCCTTCAACATGTCGTTCAGCAATACGGCCAGTTCCAGGCTGAGTATAAGCAATAAACTTATCTTCTTCACCGGGAGCGAGGATATCCAAAGGATATTCAACGTACTGTTCGTTGGCACCTAGAGGATAAACCATATAAATATTACGGACAATGTCACCAACTAAAACGCCAGCTCGTAGAGGAGCGTTCAAATCAGCTTGACTAAAGCCTTCTTCTGGAGGTAGAACTGACATAGAAGCACCAACCATAGAGGCAAAAGTTTCCTGTGCCTGTTCTGCTTCTAGGCGATTCTTAGAAGCACATCGCTTAACAATAGCTTCGTAATCAGCGTTACGATTAAATAGATAATTTTGCATTTATAAGGTCTCCTTTAAAAATTATGGCAAGGCCAAGAAATTGAATGCGAAACGAGCATATCCGTTCTGGTCCTTTTGTGATTTAAAGGAGCCAACTCGTGGGCTTTGAACAGTGCCGGTCAAAGTCTTGGTAATACGACCGTCTTGGTCCAAGTATGCCTTGTCACCAGCAGCGGGAGCGTCTCCGGACTTTAACATGTTTGTTACAACTTCGCCCCAAGTGCGAAGATTTACTTTACTACCCTTAACAACTTCATCCTTATATCGATTTAGATGATAGCGAGCTAAGTCAACGTCAACAACATCATTCATGAGAACTCCAATAGGAGTCTTTCCTGATGGGTTAGACGCATAAATTACTAGGTTATTAGCGTCATCAGTAGCAGCACCAGAACCAATGCTAACCAAAGAAACTACGCCACCACGTTCTGCCGCTGAATTCATATAAAAATTCTGGTCAGAACCATATTCTGCTGAACGGTCGGGGCCAAGAGCCATTTTATTCTCCTTTTACTTCTTTAAAGATACAGAGTGATTACGATTAAATTGTGATTTCATAAATTCTACAACACCCTTAAATTTAGCATCACTCTTATTTAGGTCAGCTTGTGTATTAAATACATCAGCATCGAGTTGAGCATTATCTAGTTGTGCAACAGTTGTAGTAACAACTTTGGGTTCAACTTCAGGTTCGACTTTAGGAGTAACTGGAGCTGTTTGGGGTTTGAGAGAAGCGAGGGTTTCGATAAAAGAATTAAAAGAATTTTCATCGAAAGTTTTAACGCTAGCAAAAACGGATTCAATTCGTTCTGCGGGAACTACCTTAGCGAGAGCTTCCTTGCGAGTCTTTTCTGTTGCTTCAGCTTCAATCTTGGCTAACTTAGCACTTGCGATTTCTAGATTTGCAACTGTTTCAGTACGAGCAACTTTTTCAACTTCAAGATTAGCGTTAGCTTGTGCTAAACTTGCAGTAACAGTAGCGAGGTCAGCACGAAGTGCGGCAATCTGTTCATCTCGTTCTGCAACTGCGGACTTCAATTTGTTTTCAGCTTCCTGAGCCGCAGCTACTTTATAAGCTGCCAATTCGGCTTGGGCTGACTGTAAACTAGCCTGCATTTGTTCAAAGGCTAATTTTTCGGTCTCATTCATTTGTTTCTCCTTAAATTCGTCAGTCGAAGCATACGTTCCGAAAAACTTTTTGTTAGAATTAAAAATTATGCTATATGGATTTCCAGGTTCACTTACTAGACCCTTACCAGAAAAGGTTATGTTCCTTAAGACTCGACCTATGCGTTTATCCTCATAAGTCCCTGCTCCCTTATAAGCCCTCAAATACTTTGTTAAGTAAGAGGTTTCGGGAGTACGTTTAATAATTGCTTGACTACCATCTGGTCGAATAATACCATAATCGAAATTGCTAAAAAGACATTCCATGGAAACTTTCCATTTACCATCTTCAATTTCGTCTATAAGTTGTAAGATTTCCTCACGCTTCTTAGGGTCTCTGTAAGCTTTGTAAATAACAGAGTTAACAGCAATATGCTCAAAGTTTTGGTCGTCCGCTGGTTGATAATCTGTAGATAATAAATTAGAAGCGGTCATATGACCAATAATATCATCTTGATTATGCATTTTATTAAATGGTTTATCTACAGGAGTATCTTTTGCACTAACAACTTCTTCTCGCAAAAAGATATCATCATTAAGATTCCAACCAAGAGTAGCTAAAATACTATAGAGATAGTATAAGTCGATTTGAGCATTATCTAAACTTGCGATAGACTCAAAATTAATATCGACGCCAAAACTTGGACTTTTTATCACATCAGAAACATATGCTATGCTATGAGAGGAGTTGATTAAATCTCCTAAACCGTCTTTTATTTCGTTTTGAAAAATCTCTATCATCTTGCCTCCCAAAGTATTATACACAAAAAATTATTTTTGATGAAAAAAGTTAAAAATTATTATACAGATTTTTTTGAAAAATAATACGCGTATGCTTCACACTCTAATTTTCTGCGTTCTGTAGTGTTGGGCAATCTACCATATCTGAGTTGATGACGACCAACTAATTTATTTAACAGTCTCAACATTCCTTCATTTATTTTTTCATCAGTATTTAAACTTGCGATACTTTCATGAGTGATTGAAGAGGAAGGAGAAAAAGAGGATAACATGCGAAATTTAATTAACTCTAAATTATTAGACTCTTCCACAGTCAAAGAACGAATATATTTTTTTCCAGCCATCTCTAAAAATGCAGGAATCACAAGTTCATCGATTTTCGCTTGGGCTTGTTCAGCGTATGAGAAAAGGGAAGAGAAATTAGCGGATGCCCCTTTAGGCAATACTCTTTTCTTTTTTCTCTTTTCTTTATCTTTAGCACCAGCAGGACGACCAGTTAAGGGGCTTCCAGTTGGAGAAAACTTCTTAGCTGGATTAAGTCGAGCATTCTCTTCGTTAGGAGTTTCCTCGTCTTTCCCTTTAGGGGCCAATTCAAGACCAACCTGAGTTGGCGTAATTCCGCCCTTCTGAATAAATAGCTTTTCCTTTTCGTCATCCATTTGAGGATTATGGAATTGTGAAGCTTTAGGTGGTAGAGTTTTACCTCGTCTACGATATTCTTTAGAGATTTTTGCATCTTCAATATCAGACTCTGTAATATCAGTATTGTATCTTAGTGTTTCTGTACTGATAATATCTCTATCCCACATTTGTAGTAATACATTCTTTTCAGCAGCTTCATCAGAAAGCATAAGTTGGTCAAAAAGAAGTTTAAAAGGTTTAGTAAAACCCATCGCTTCCTGAACTAATTTAAATTGTTCGGTCCAAAATTTGATAAGAATATTACGAGAATATTTCAACCTCTCTATTAGAGTTTTCAATCCAGTAAATGACTCAGTTGTAGAACCAGATGCATTACCAGTTAAACCAGAAGGGATACCTAAACCAGCGTAAATATTAGCAATAGTTTGAGTGTATTTGTCTGGACCTAAGAAATGATGTAAAGTAGTTTGACTTTCTTTGAAATCTAGGTCTGGCCCCCAAACCATATCCATTGTGCCACCAGAGATATTATTTGATAACATTTCTTGGATTTTTAATAACATGCCTTCGCTTGGCACAATGCCATGTTCCATCGAACCTGAACGCCACAATCGAATAGCAGAAATAGCTCCATCCAATGCTGACATATCACATAGTTGCAATTTATCGTAAACTTTTAAGTCTCGTAGAATTGGACCTATAATTGTTTTTCCCCATAAATTCCAATCATCCTTCTTATAATAAAAGGCTGAAATTTTAGATTGGTCAAGAGGGAAAAATAAAGCGTTTTGTGCTATTGCATTAGTTACGTAGTCTGGGATTAATTTTTTTAGTTTTTCATAATCATTACCAGTTCGTGCTAGACGAGGCAATTGGTTAATTTCATATCGTAATTGAGGAGTAATACGAAGACCAAAAATAGGTTTTCCAACAAATTGCGAAAGCATACCACCAATCATAACAACTTGAAGTGGATTATATATAGTATACTTTAAAGGAATTGTTGCCTTTTTAGTTTCTATATCTTTAATTACAATATCACTACCAGGAGGGTCTTTATCTAAAGACATATCAGCGGCTGTACTCTTCCATTTTTTTTGTACTTTAATTGGTACTTTGCCGTCTGTACGTTTAATAATAGTTGTGCCAGCACGAAAAAGAGTGAGTAAAAATTTCGCACAAACTTCTGGGCCTTCTACATAATTAAACCACTCTTGTCCAAACTTTTCTTGTCGTTTATCTGCACAAACAACACGAACACCCTGAGAACCAAAATCCGCCATTAAATCCATAATATTAGATACGATTGGATATTTATCATATGCTTTTAAACACATTGCAATTTCTTCTTCAATACAGGTAGGGTCTGCCTCTCCCTGTCTGAAATAAGCATAGTCTGCATGATTATATTCAGATTTAATGCTGCCATTATTTATAGTATTTTGAAAATGACGAGGATATGCGTATGCTTCACTACGAAAGACTGGCTTAACATCTGTTTTTGCCATCGCGTCCGCATAATCTTTAAATGCTTGTTGTTTTTCATCCATTATTCATACCTCTTTATTGATTTATTACTAATATATTGCTAATGTATTATACGCTAACCATGATAATTTCCATATAATTTGTTCAGTTGAGTGGCCAACAAGGCCCCTCCAGGTTTACAAGAATTAAATTTAGTACCCATTCCTTCTCCAAACTTTTTAGGGGCATTTGGATTGACGAAACCGCCCATAGATTGAACGAATACTTTTTGTTCTTGTTGTAATTTACGAGCTAATGCGTTGGCCATAAGTAAGGCAGAATATCTGTCCTTTCTTAACCTTCCCTTTTTCATACCAGGAGCTTTATTATCTGGAGTATCCCATCTATCTCGTCCGCTTGGAGTTTGTGTTTGAACAATAGAGGAAAGTTCATTTTTCATTTCTTCTATTTCTAGTACACATTCTTCAATTATATCGCCTTTCATTATGTCTAAATCGCTAGTTAAATCAATTTCTGCAAATGTAAGACCGTCAAAGGAAGGAAATAAAACAGACTTAGTTTCAAAATCATGTCGAAGGTTATGATTAGCATTTGAGGTATATTCAAAGTCAGCAAAATTTACTAACTCAATAATATGTCGTCCAGGTTCACCATCTTCGTCCTTTGGTTTTTCGGGGTCAATAAAAGGCCAGAATTTTTGTCCGCCTTCCGCTTGATTAATTAAAGAGGATTTATGTAAACTGCTAATAATTGCATGACCGCCACCCTGAGTATCGATAGCGATACCAATTGTATTAAAGTCATTAGCAAGTCTAATAATTTTTAGAGCCGCGTAATCATAGAAGTCATCTACGCTGGTGCGTTTAGATTTTAATTCTTCTTTATATGATTTTTTAGTTGTAGTCCAGCAGTACACCACTTTTCGCACAGATTTAGTAACTTCCAAAACAACAACGCAAAAATTATCAGCTTCAGAAGCTGGGTCAACAGCAATGACATATTCTTTTCCTCTTTCTCCAAATGATAATACGGAATGGTCTGATACGCAGCGTTCGATAAGAGAACGTTTAAAAAAGCCATTAGTATCATCAGAAAAACACGCCCCAAATTCTTGTAAGAATAAGGAAGAGTGCATACTAGACCTTGAGCGTTCGATTAGCTCTTGGTCAAACAAACCTTCTGGGATAAGGTCATAAGGTATACGTATAATTCCATAATTTTCTGGATTTACCTTATCCTCTCCTATTTCCTCTAATTTCTTTTTATCTCCATTTGTACAAATAATATCATGATATCTCTTAAAGTATTTATAAAAATGATTATAGCGATGATAAGCAGTACCCGCTAGAACAATTTGGTTGGCCTCATAGAGAGTAACCGTTTCATTTTTTAATTTAATTCCAAGTTCTTTAGCCTTACGTTGTGTAGCAAGAGTTTTAGATACGTTTACAGGGTCACTTTTAACAATAGCGAAACCAGAAACAACATGTTCGAATACTTCAGCATTACCAACAGCAAATTCGTCAACAATAATGTCATGAGCACGCTGACCACGAATCTTACCGCCATCAGGACCGATAGGGAGAGCAACGATAACAGAATCGCCGATTTGGAACTTCCACATATCTTGAGACTTATGCGGGCCATTAGCTGGATTACTTCCAATCAAGTCTCTAAGTAAAGGGGCTCCATTCCAAATCTTCTCAATATAGTCGAAAATAACTTTAGATTGACGAAAGCCAGCCCCTGTGAGCACAATTTTGCGTCCTGGAATAAATACGCATCTTAAGATACAGTATATAGCAAGAGATAGCGACTTTGACAAACCCCTCGAACCAATAAGAATCGGTAGTTTTCTATACCATAATTCTTTTAAGATTACTGCTTGGAATGGATAGATTTCAAAATTTAAGATTTCCTTACAGAAGAGAGGAAAATAATCTGGATTCGATAACAACCACAAATAATACAAATGCGGTTCATTGACTAATTGAGGAGGCAAATCTTCAAATGGATTATAGTGATTCTGCTCGTAATAAATATCTGGAAGATTCAACCAAGCGTCATCTAGCTTTTCTTGTATACGAGCGATATCTAACTGCTTCATAACGACTCCACTATTTCAAATATTTCTAATACGCGAGCAATTGCTCCATCTCTATCGTTTGCATAAATAATTTCAATTCCATATTTCTTTTGATATTCAGATAGAATTTTTAATATTGCTCTTCCATTTAATTTAATTTGTGATAATTTAGATTTTGGAATATCAGAGTTTTGAGGAAAGGATAAAAGAGAGGAAAGAGAAAATTCAAATACTAAATACTTAAACTCAAATTTTTTCATCCTCTCTAATTCTTTTTCAAATCTTTTAGAATCAATACCAACATTAATAGCAATTTCAGAGGGGCTTGCCTTACGTTCTATACAAATACGGTCTTCCATACCTTCAATAGAGTAATCCCCAGTTTCTAACTTTCTTTCTATTACATCGATATTACCAAATGCCCATCCAAATCCTTCCTTTTCTCGTGTATCTTGTATGATTCTCATTTTTTCTTCCTCTTCTGATATTTTTCTTCATTTTCTTGAGCGATTCTAAAAAAGAGAGCCTTATAATGCCCCTCAGAAGAAGTCACTATTTTATGATGATGTGTACACAATGTGATTGCATTTCCAGTATTTAATCTACCATGCACGCTATCCGCATGTCTAACTATATGATGAACTTGTAGATTAGTTTTACACTTACAATTTGGCATTTGACAACGAAAGCCATCCCGCTTCAATACTTGAATTCGAAATTCTTTATAAGCATCATAATCTCGTGGATTTTTACGAGATGGTTTTCTTAACATTAAATATCTCCGTAAACTTGAAATTTTTGCATTGTTCTATCAATATCGTGGTCAACCATCTTTTTAACCAAATCTTTAAATGTACTCTTTTGCTTCCAACCTAATTCTTTTTTTGCTTTTTCTGGATTAGCTCTCAAATAAGGAACTTCAGATGGGCGTTTTAGAGAATCAAAAATGGCGACATGATTTTCAAAGTTTTCACCAATTAAACCAAAAGCCTCTTCACAGAATTCTCGTACTGTATGCGTTTCTCCGCTGCCAATTACGAAATCATCAGCCTTGTCATGTTTTAAGATAAGATACATAGCCTGAACCATATCTTCTGCATCCGACCAATCTCTGTATGCGTCTAGATTGCCTAGACCAAGTCTTTCTATTTTTTTGCCTTCTCTTTTTGCTAACCATAAACGACTAACATAATTAGTAATCTTCCTGGTAACAAAATTAATACCTCTATAAATTCCTTCATGATTAAAGAGAATACCAGTAGAAGCAAAAAGACCATAAGACTCTCTATAAAGACGAGTAGTATGATGACCAGCTAGTTTTGCTATAGCGTAAGGGCTTTCTGGACGAAATGGAGTATATTCATCTTGAAATGGCAGTGTTCGATTATATTCTTTATTAGCCTTTTTTAAATGGTCTTGTAAAAATCCGTCTTTTATATTATAATCTTTAGTTTCCCAAAGACCTTCTGATTCTTCATCTACGCTGTAATTAGAACCAAACATTTCAGAACTACTTGCCTGATAAAATCTGGCTTGCGGACAAACTTCTCGCATAGTCTCTAATACATTTAGGACTCCAGTTGCTACTACATCCCAAGTCATGGAAGGTTGAGAAAAACTACTTCCAACATGAGATTGTGCAGAAAGATTATATATATAGTCTGGTTTATATTTAGAGAAAATTTTATAGAGAGAAAAAACATCGGTTACATCCCCTTCAACAATTTCCAATCCTTTTGTAATAAGAGGAGTTAGATAATTGCGGGGTTGGCTGGAACGTCGAGCAACACCAATCACTCTATGTCCAAGAGAGAGGAGGAATGAAGATAATGCTTGGCCATCCTGACCACCAACGCCGATGATAAGATGTATTTCTTTAGGGGGCGATTGGATTGATTCATTTATCATCATAAAATGATTAAACATGTGTTTGTTCATATCTATATCTGGTCCCCATATTGAATTATAGATATTATTATTATTATTTCCCATTATTATACCTTCCTTTATTCCTTATCAAAATTCTTCAATTCTTTGTCAATACAATTATTAATTTCTTCTGTATATATTTCATCTGATAACCAAATAATTTCTTTTATATTTAACAAACGTTTAGCAGCTTCGTCAATTAAGTCTTGAGGTTTTACAGATTGAATTTTATATTCTTTTTTTTCTACTTGAACTATAAAATATTCTGGTAATGGAAAGGAATATAAAACTTTAACCATCTTGGTTTACCTCAAGGACATTAATTTCTTCTTCTCCAATATCAATAACCTCACAATTAATATCTGGTCCCCAAACTATATCTGTACAACCATTTTTATTTATTTCTTTTAATATTTCCGTAAATTTCTTTATAATGTCTTCAGATGGGACAATTCCTGCTTCAGCATTTCCTAATTTCCATAGTCTAATTTTCTTTGTCATTATCTTCTCCCTTGCTCTTATTAAATTTACTAATGTCAGATTCAATCTTTAAAGTATCTAGATTTAAAATTGGACGGTCTAAATCTCCATCTTCATATTGATGCATAGCCCCCAATCGTTGTAATTCTATCTCGCTGGCCATTCTTCTTTTTTCGGCCCATTCGCCCAGTTCTTTTTGCATATCCTTATCAGATAAAAGACGACTAAGCCAAATATAAAAACTTTTTCTACTATCTTCTACTCTTGCTAATCGCTGTTCTCGCTGAGCCTTTAATCCTTTTAAAGCCTCTTCTAATTTCTTACAAGATTCGCGATATTCTTTTGCATTCACTTCAACAGCGGCAGTCAAACTTGCCACCAAACGCTCTAAATCATTAATTCTAACCATATCTCTAGTTGGTTGAGCGTATTCGTCATCAAGTTCTTTACATATCTTAGCAATTTGCAGATTTAATTTTTGTTGGTCTGTTAAATTTCTATTGCCCAAAATCTCATGTTTAATAGCATTAATAAGCTGCATACCTTCTGTATGAAAAATCTCTTGCTTAAACTGTTTGGTGATATTTTCCCAGTGCCATTCAAATACAGCAATCTCATCATCGCTAAATTGGCCCTTAATCATTGGCCAATCTTCTCTCTTTTTAAGATTCAAGATATCATTCTTATCGCTAGTATCTATTTGAGAAATATATTTAGCAACCGTCTCTGCATTACGATTTAATTGTTCTGCAATATTAGCAGGAGAGAGATTAATCATATTCAACTTAATGAAATTTTTCTCTTCTTCTGTAAGGGGGCCGTTCTTTTTTATTTTACTCATCATTATCTCCCTTTAATTCTTTGATAAGGTTAGAGATAAAAAAACGAATTTCTTCCCTTCTCTTTTTACTTATCTTCACCCCATCTTTCATCTGAAGATAATCCCGTCTTAAAGTAACTGGCAAATACTCATCAATCTTTGAAATCAAATCATTATATTCTGTCTCTTCAGAAACCATATCAATTTCAATAAGAGCTTTTTCTGTATCCCAATCAACAGTATCAATTCCAATAGGAGATAATACCCTCATATTAGAATCACTATAAGGGCCTTGCAATTTATGTTTGTCTCGCACAAATGTCTTTAGTCGATTAGAAAGAGAGAAGGAAAGAAAATGTTCGAATGGACGTTCACCATCCCACTTCTCATAAATTTTTAAGGCTATAATAAATGCCTCTTGTTTGATATCTTCTAAATCATAACCCATAACTTTATAACACGGAGCATGAATATTAATTATTCGCTGCATAGTGCTAAGGATTTCTGGGGGGACTTCTTTATTCTTGCTTTTCATCCTTTTCTAATTCCTCTCTTACCTCTTTGTCTGGGTCTGGCTGATTGAGTTCAGCTTCCACTTCTTGTTGTAAACTCGCAGTTGCAATTACAAACATTTCATTATCAATGACTGTTTTTTGTTTTTCCATTTTCTAATCTTTTACCTTATTCTAGCTATAAAACATAATACTTATAATAGGAAAACAAGCCCTCATAATATTATACTCGTATATACTTAGGATTTTTAGCCTTTTATTGGATAATATACACTATTTTTTAAAAAAGATAAAATTTTTGAGCGATTTTGGTGGAAAATTTTGATGATTTTTATGAGATTTTTTAATAACTCTAAGGAATTGAGAATGACGAGAAGGATAAGAAATCAGCTATATCATGTTCTCGTTTTCTAATGTGTTTGATGAGATTTTTATAAAACTTGTTAAGGGGCCTTTTGGTAAGGAAGGAGAATATTAGGCCCCAATTTAATCCTTCCTTCTTAGACGTTTTGGATTAAGAATGATAAGTTTAGTCTTTGTGTTTTTTTATTTCTTTCTCTATTATCTTTACTTATGCTAATTATAATAAATATTCATAAAGGAAAACATAAAAAAGATAAAATCCTTTAATACTAAGAACGAAGTAGTTGCGGTTTGGATTGATATGATTGGGGCCTACATAAAATCTTAATTAGATGATTGAGTTGAATCGGCTCCCACTAATTCCTTTCCTTTTTATTTGGACGTATGGGATTTTATTTGCTTAGTCTATTAATGTGTATTTTTTTATTTCCTTTTCTATTCCTATTCTAATTCTCTATTATAATACTTATATAAGCAAACAGAGAAAGAAAAAGAAAAAAAGACAAAGGATGGATAAGCGTAATCTGATTTGGTATTTGCTTAAATCGAGATTATTGGGGCCTATCTAAAGTATTAAGTTAAGCATGGAGATGAACGGCCCCACATTAATCCTTTTTCTTGTAGATATCTAGGACTGAAAATGATAAGTTTAGTTTTGATATTTTTTTAATTCTCTTCTCTCTCTATTATTCTATTTAAACTATAACAAAAACATATAAAAGAATATAAAAAAGACAATAGAGTTGAATGCCAAAAACAAGTCAAGAACAAATTGTATTGATAGTATTGGGGCCTAACTAAATATTAAGTAGAGAATGATATTGAGGCGGCCCCACTGAATTCCATCCTTTTCTCTATGGCTGAGATTTTGATGTTTTGATTGGTTGAGATATTTTTTTTCTTTTCTTTTTTCTCCCATATTAAAATTTCCATAATAGTATATAATATAGTAAGGAATATAAGAGAGAGGGGAAGGAATAAAGATTAAGTCACTCGCATAGAACTTCGCTCTTAAGGCTTCGCCATTCTCATAGGCTTCGCCACTCACACATTTTCTTCCATTAGATATTGGGGTCTCAAGCCTTCGGCAATCTGATATTTTTTTCATTGTACATCAAGTGTCTCAATTAAGACTACGTCACTCTCATATTTTTTCCCATTAGATATTGGGTGTCACAATTCAATTGTGGTTGGCCTATGGTGTTTTTTATAATTAGTCCATTTCGCTCTCATTGAACATCGAGTGTCTCAATTCAATTATAGTTGGCCTATGGTGTTTGGACGCCGTCGCCCTCGCCAATCCCCAATACCATACTCCTCATCCACAAATAACCCCCCTACACCCACGTCAACCTCTTTCCCTATGCTGCAGGGATTATCATACTCCATGAGCTACTCTAGTAGCATCGCAACATTAGACAATTTGTCTTGGTTCGGCCTAGCGTTTTTAGCCTTGCGACGATTGCCGCGACGATTG